ATGGCCGGGTCGTCGCCGCCGGGCACCCAGCGCCAGTTGATCTGCAACTGGTCGAACGCATTCGGCGGCTGGTTCAGGCTGCGGTAGCGCACCTCGACGATCTGGTCCTCGGCCATCAGCCACGGCCACACGGCACCAATGTGGTACTCGCGCTGGTCGAGCACGCCCGGCAGCGCCAGACGCTGGATCGTCCAGCACTCGGCCAGCACGCGGTTGACCAGGTCATTCAGGCCCAGGCGGCCCTCGTAACGGATGGGCGGCAGTCGGCCGTAGAACTCGACGGGCACGCCCATGGGCGTGGGACTCGTGTGCGCGCGCTCGAGCGTGACGCTGCCGGAGGCCGGGTCGAGGCCGTGATAGCCGACGCGGCGCACCTGCCCGGCGTTCGGGCCGATGGGCTGATACTCCCAGGTGTTTCCCAGGAACGTATCTTCGAGCTCGGTCGATTGAAAGTCGGTGACGATGACCTGATTGGCGCTGGTAGAGGCCGAGGTGGTCTGGGTGCGGACATTGAAGCCGGCCGCGTCCGCCAGCATGTAGCGGTACGTCATCAGGCTGGGAAACGGTGAGGCTGGCGTCGGGACCGGGTTGGGTGTCTCGATGACGATCGGCATCAGGGACTCTGCCAGGTGGCCGCGGTATTGAGCGCGGCCTTGGTCAGACTGGTGATCCGCACGGCGGCATAGCCGGATGTCGACACGACCACGTCCAGCTCGCGCTCGAGCAGGGTCCAGAAGGCGATCGCGCCGTCGGCGCCGATGGCGATCGGATTGGCCAGCGTCGTGCCGCTCAGGTTGTCCGCGTACAGCGTGTCGGTGATCGGGCTGCTGGTGCCGACGTCGTAAACCGCGGCGCTGGAGGACTGGGGCACCAGCACCGTGCCATTGGGCGTCCTGAGCAGAACGGTGTCGCGAAACTGCGCGCGCGGCACGGGCGCCTCAGGCGTTGCCTTCGATAGCCACGCTGGCCGAGACGCGCGCCGGGCCGGTGGTCGTGATGCTGTTGATCTGGACCGTGACGCGGTCGCCCGGCCGCACGCCGACGCGGCCGGGGTCGCCGACGGCGTTGGTGAACTCGCCGGTGCCCGAGGCCAGCGTGGGCTTGCTGCCGGCCACCGACCAGATCGAGGTGCCGTTGACTAGCACGTCGCCGACGCACGCGCCGCCGCCGGCCGTCTGGGCGTAGAACTTGATGCCGGTGATGCGGCCGAAACACACGATCACGTACTCGTTGAGGATCTGCGCGGCGGTGACCGCGGCGTTGGAATATCCGGCGACGGTGTCGACGATGTTTTTGGCTTGGGCTCGGGTGCCAGGCACGGGGAAAGCCTCCTGGATGGACTAGGAACGCCGTCGACCTGAGGTCGGGGCGGGTTCGGGAAGGGGTTCCGGTTCGGGTTCGCTCGGCGGTTGTTCGCCGTTTTCTTCTTCTTCTTCTTCGGGCTCGGGGTTCGGGTCAGGGCCCGGTGTGCGGCCGTAGCCGAGGGCCTGCAGGGTGGCCGCCACGGCCGCGGCGATGGCGCTGGCGTCCTGACCGCTGCCGCCGCTGATCACACCGGTGCGCTGCAGGCCCGAGACGATCGCGTCGCCCAGCTCGACCTGCTGCCGGCGGTCGGCGTGCATCACGCTCTGGTGCTGCCTGAGCGCCTGGTCGGTGGCGAAGTCGTCGCGGCCGCAGTACTCGCACTCGTCGGGTGCCGCGGGCACACTGATGCCGTCGAGCTGCGGAAAACGCACCGGCTGGGCGCCGTTCCAGCAGCCGCGTTCACGCGCGTTGCGGCCGCCGCTGGCGCCTGCATGCACGAGGTGCTCCTTGCTCGAGCCCACGTGCTGCTGACAGGTCGGCACCAGCGGCGGCCGCAGATGGTAGCCCAGGCTGACGACCTGCTGCACGGGCAGCTCGCGCGCGCCGCCGGCCTGAAACAGCGGCTCGTACGGGTGGTCCATGTAGTAGGCCGACGAGCCGAACTGGCCGTACTCGAACAGTGGCGTCCAGCCGCGGCGGACTTTCTTCATCACCTCGGTGTCCTGGGCGTCGGCCGAAACGATCTCGCCGCTGGGGTTGCGCAGGTACAGCAGGCCCTGATCGACGATGACGGAATTCGGCGCGTCGGTAGTCAGTGTTTTCTCAGAAGCCATGTCGGTCTGGGTCCTTCTGGTTCGAGGTATTCGGTGGCGATGGCGGGCTTGTGGAAAATCGCGGTGTACTCCCAGTCGACCTCGTCGGTCAGCAGGTGGGCCGCTTTGGGGCCGAACGTCGGCAGCGTGGACACCCGCCAGAGGGCGTCGTCGGGACCTGCCGGCGGTGACGGCTGACCAGGCTTTCGCTTAGCTCGGGGAGGGCGTTGAGGAAAGCCTTTGAGCGGCACCACCGGCAGGGGTCCGCGCGGAGGAGAATGGCTCAGACGCACGAAGGTCCATCCCTGACGGGCGAGACGGGCGATCATGCGCTTGAGCGACCATGTGAGGTTTTTTTCGATCTCGTCCGCGCTAGCGCGTGCGGACACGCGCACGTGAAACAACAGGCCGTACGCCTGCTGCTCGAGGCTGGGTTTGATGAGGAAGTGCGCCACCTTAGCTGTAGACCAGGATGCCGCCGCCGGCCGAGCCGGGCACCAGGTAGATGCCGCTCTTGGCGGGAATATCGAGCACGGTGATGCCCACGGCCGGAGTGGTAGCGGTGAACAACACCGTGCCCGAGGCCGCGCTCGGGTTGTCGTAGATGGTGATGCTGCCGGTAACGGCAGTGGTCACGACCAGTTTGGCGAGCCGTCCGGCGCGCGGCTTGACGGGCACGTTGCTGGTGCTGAACGCGGCGTAGTTGGCGCCGCTGAAGGTGTCCATCACGCTGACTCACTTCACGGCGTTGAGCTTGACGCTCCAGTTGCTCGAGTTGGTCGTGACGCCCGCCGCCTCGTCGGCTTCCAGTCTCTCGAACATGCCGTAAATCGCGTCCATCGAGACCACCCAGCTCAGGTCGAGTGGGCTGTACCAGGTGTGCGTCGTCGGCATGCGCTGCACGGCCTTGAAGTAGTGCGTCTTGGACCAGTACGCGCCCACGCTGTTGGGCGCGGTGCCCGAAAGCAGTTGCGACTCGTACACGTCGGCGCCGTAGATGCGGCCGACCTTGGCCTCCTCGACCGCGGTGCCCGCGTCATCCGTCCCGACGTACAGCATGTTGGTGAACTTCTCGAGTTTGAGAAAGCCCGAGTAGGTGGCGGGCGAGACGACGATGTACCACGGTCGTGGCGCGGCGTTGTTGCGCAAACTCGTGCGGCCGGCGATCAGGTTGTCGTCGGTCAGCTCGGCACCCGCGGTGCCCACGGCGTTAGTGGCGGCGTTGAAGACGCCCGCGGCATCCACGTCCATCTGGCGCGCCAGGGCGTACGCGCCGGCCAGCGTGGTCTCAGCGCGGATGTCGTAGCGCGACTGGATCTCGGCGATGTCCTCGATCTGCTGGGCGATGGCGCGGTGGCCGTTGGTCATCGGCAGCACGAACTGCTGCTGCGTCTCGGTGATGGCCTGCGGCGTGAGCGGCGTGCCGGCCGCCTTGGCGTTGGCGGTCAGGTTGTGTCTGCTCGGCAGGTTGATGGTGTTGGCGTGCTGGTCGACCAGGCCGCTTTTGTCGTCGAACAGGGCCGAGACGACGACGTCGTACTGGATCGCGCGGTTGAGCTCTGGACTCCAGACCTGGTCGATGAAGACAGCTGAAGTCGTAATCGTGACGTTGGCCATTAGTCGCTATACACCCTCCGTAGAGGGCTCTTTGTCAGAAGCCCACTATGAAATCAGTAGCTGCGGCCGTTGCGCTCGGCTTGCTGCTGCAGTTGCTGGGTCAGCGCATCGATCTGCGCGGACGACAACTTGCGCGCGTCCCTGGGCGACATGGCCATGTAGTCCTCGAGTGACACCGTGCCCGCCATCTCCGGGCTGGGCCCGTTCTGTGCCTCGGGCGTGGCGCGCGAGCCGACCAGGCGTCCGCGCAGGCCCTGCAGTTCGGCCTCGAGCCGCGCGATCTGCTCGTCCGCTGGCCCCTTCGTGGCTTTGCGGCCGAGCTCGAATGCGCGTTTGGCGAGGTCTGCCGCCGACGGCGCGGTATGCAGTGACTGGTAGCCGTCGGCGTCGATGCCCTCGATCTCGCCCAGTTTGGCGAAGTCGGCGGCCATCTCCTGCAGGATCTGCTGGCGCGTGGTGGTCATCAGCGCCTGGGCCTGGCGATTGCCGCGGTACATCTGCAGGATGCCCTGACGGGCACGGTCCTGCGTTCCGTAATCGGGGCTCTCCAGGTCCGTGAAGAGCTGCTCGACGCGCGTGTTGGCCTCGCGTTGCGTTTGCAGCAGTTGGTTCTGCTGCTGCGTTTCGGCCTGCTCGCGCGCGAGGGCAGCTCTGCCCTCGGTCAGACCGCGCTGATACGCATCCTCGGCGGCTCGGCGTCGGGTGCCCCGCGTCTCACCCTCTTTGTCAGGAGGTGATTCCGCGGCTCCAGCGACTTCGGGCTCGGGCTCGGGTGCGCTTGCCTCGGCAGGTTCCGGTGTACTTTCGGGCGGTGCGGGTGCTGGTTCAGCGGTGGTCGTCGGTCGGAACACTTCGGGATAAATCGAAGCGTCTGGGCCGAGTTCGACCTGGACCTGGACCTGATCACCTTCCGGGCCCGGCGGGACAGGTGCGCCTGTCGGTGGCATCCCTTGCGCGTCTGGCATTTGAGCGGAGACTCAGACGTCGCAACTGTACCCTAACGTGCCGTTAGCAGTCTCTTGACGCGCGCCGGCTATAGTGTGGCCACTTAGAGAAATGCTCCCGCGTCGAGTTGGCACGACCGGGAGCACGGCACCGAACAAAGGAGACTCGATTCGATGCAAACACAGAGTAAAACGCCCGGGCACCCACTGGTGCAACTATCGCTGGGCATCGCCATACTCGCCGCCATGTTGGCACCGGTGTACGGCCTGGCTTTTGGAATTGCCGCTATCGGCAACTCGCCGTTCTGGCACGAGCAGGTCAATGAATGCACGATCGCCAGCCAAACGTTGCACAACGCAGCACTGAACGCAGCCCCGCCCAGGCAGCACGTTGTGACCACTGTGGACGGTACTGTGGCGCAAGACTCGTACGCGTATCCGATTGCCAATCCCATGCTCGCCAAACAGCAGCAGGCTGATGGTCAGGCACGCTGGGTCACCAACCATTGCGATAACCCACTGATCGGCATCGCCGTGTGGGCCAACCCGTATCCAGACTGGAGCCGAGCTGCGCCGCTCCCCACCACGGGACGAGCATGAGCACACCACAAGCGTTCGTCACACGTGATGAATTGGCCGATCTGGTCCGCTTGCTCGATCGACGTTTCGGCCAGATCGAGCGCTGGCTGCAGGTCCTGAGCACCGCCGTGGTGCTGCTCCTGGCCGTCCAGATCTACGTCGCCTTCAAGGCTGGCGTGTAGGGAACTCCGATGCAACCCAAATCCAGCCAGTCCTGGCCGATCGCGGCCGCTATTGTGATCGGGGCACTCATGATCTGCGCCACGCTGGTCGTGCTCAATCTGCGAACGACATATCCGCTGATCACGAATGGCCAGCCCATGAGCGCCGAGACGTTTACGAAACTGATGAGCAGTGGCTGCACGCTGTTGACCACACCCGATACCGGAGGCCGGTTCGGATTGAGTTGTCCGCTCTGGGTGCGACCCTAGAATGCCGCGGCGTTGGCCGCCATGAGCGCCTGCAGACCAGTCGGCTGGCCCGTCAGCGACTGCATCAGTGCCGCATGCCGCATCTGACTCTGCATCAATGCGGCCTGATTCAGGTACTGATCGTTGAGGCCGGGCGGCAGATACGACTGGACCGGCGCGAGCCGGCCCGTTGATACCATGCGTCCGAGTCCGGAGTTGCCGATATCCGCCAGCAGCATGCGCCCGGCGGCGGCGTCTGCCGCGGCGTTGATGTTGGCCATCGCGGCGCGCTGCGCCTCGGGCGGCATCTGTTGCCAGCGCGGCGACTGTACCAGCGAGCTCGCGGCTTGCTGCAGCACCTGGCCGCGGTATTGCTGCCATGCGTGTTGTTCCTGGGGCGTCAGGCGCACCTCACCGGCTGGACCGTAAGGCACGCTTGAGGGCGCGGCACCCGGCGTGACCCCGGCTGCAGCCATTGCCGCGAGGATGGAATCGCCCGTGGTGGGGACACTTCGTGGCAAGAGCAAACCCAGGCCCTGCTGCGGGTTCGGCAGCGGTTGCCCCGTCGCCGAGAGTTGCGTTGGCACATTGCCACGTAGGCCCGGCAGACGCGCCTGCAGCGCCTGCCACACATCTGCGCCGATGTTGCCCGTGGCCGGCGCGGACATCTGGCGCGCGTACGGATCGGTGACCGACGCCAGATTCGACAGCAATGCGCCCTGAGGAATCAGCGACTCGAGCACGCCGGCCGCTTCCTGGGGTGCCACGCGGCCCATCTGCGCCGACGACCCGGCCAGGTTCAGCACCCCGCCGAGCGAGCGTAAGAAAGTCTCGTTGTTGAAGTAGCGCCCTTCACGTGCGGCGACGTCGCCGAGCATCTCCAGTGGATTCGGCGCGCGCTCGCCCTGGGGTGTCTTGACGGGCTGCAGGTAACCGCCCTCTTCGGGACCGTGTGTCGCCTCGTACACGTTGGCACCCTGGGTCAGCGCCCAACCCACCGGACCCAGCACGTGACTGTCGATGTACCGTCCACCAATGCGGATCGAATCTGGCCGCCAGCCCTGCTCCATCAACGCCTGACGCTGCGCTGGATCTGACGGGCCGTCGCCGGTGATATTGCCCTGGGCGGCCTGGTTGTAGGCCTCGATCGCCAGCCCGGTGCCAATGAGGTTGTTGCGCAAACGTTCCGCTAGTGGCGTGACCGCAGCAGCCGCGCCGCGACCCGCGAAGCCTTGCGCGCCGGCGTAGGGCCCCGCGCCCGTCGCCGCACGCGCCACATCCCAGGCGGTACCGGCCAGACCAAGCGGACTTGTCTCGAGGCCCTGGGTGGCGACGTGATAGCCGATGTTGAAAAACGGCACCATGAATCGCGCCAGCGGATTGTTCTTGACCAGGTCGCT